AGAAGTCCCCGCACGAGACGGTGAATTGCCGGCACGTCGTGATCGCGCGGGAGAATTACGAAAGCCGGGACATGAGCGGGACGAAGTTCCGCGCGCCATGGGTGTCCGTCTGGCTCGATATCGACAACGAGCACGTCATGGAAGAGACGGAATCGTGGTCGAAAATCTACATTATCCCGCGCTGGGCCACCGTGCCGGGCTCGCAATACGCGGTATCGCCTGCCGTCATCGCCGGGCTTCCGGATGCGCGGCTGATCCAGGCCATCGCGCTGACCATCATGGAATCGGGCGAGAAATATTCCGACCCGCCGCTGATTGCCACGGATCAGGTCATCGCATCGTCCATGGATACGCGCTCCGGCGGGGTGACGTGGGTCGACCGCGAGTACGACGAACGTCTGGGCGAGGCTATCCGGCCGCTGTACAAGCCGGAATGGGCCAACGGGCTGAGCGGGGCCTTCGCCCTGAACGCCGACACGCGGCAGATGATCGACAAGGCGTTCTATCTCGACTCCCTGTCCCTGCCGCCGGCCAGCGTCGCGGGCGACATGACGGCGTTCGAGGTCGGGCAGCGTATTTCCGACTGGCTCCGGCGGGCCATGCCGCTGTTCGAGCCTATCGAGTTCGATTACAACGGCCAGCTTTGCGAGGAGACGTTCGACCTCCTCATGCGCAACGGCGCGTTCGGGTCGGTTCAGGATATCCCGGAGACGATCCGGGGCGCGGACGTGCAGTTCCGCTTCGAATCCCCGCTGCACGAGAACATCGACCGGCGCAAGGGCCAGAAGTTCCTCGAAGCGCAGGCGGCGCTTGCGCAGGCGGCCCAGCTCGATCCGAACGTCGTTCCCATGCTCGACGCGCGGAAGGCGCTCCGGGACACGCTGGAGGGGCTTGGCGTGCCGACGGACTGGACACGCGACGACCGCGACATGGACAGCATCAACGCGGCGAAGGCACAGGCCGAACAGGCCATGTCGACGATGGCGAACATGCTGCCTATCGCCGACGCGGCGGACAAGATGGGATCGGCGGCGAAGAACTTCGCGGCGGCGCGGGCGGCGTAATTGGCCAAGCCGCCGGCCGGCGCACCGTGGGCGCCCGCTCCTTACGATAACAGGATCGTCGGCGCCATGCAGGCGATCGCCTCCGGCCGGGACGTTCCCGGCTATCTGGCGAAGATCGCGCTCGACTGGATCATCGATACCGCCTGCGGAACCTATGACATGAGCTATCGGCCCCAGAGCGACCGCGATACGGCGTTCGCGGAGGGCAAGCGCCATGTCGGCAACCAGATCATCAAGATGATCAAGCTCAACCCAGTAGCGATGAAGGAAACCGATGGCAGAAGCAGCCGTACAGACCGAGACCCCGGCAGAGACACCGACGCCGAACGCAAGCCCGAATGAGGGCGTCCCTGTAAGTGAACCGGCCGCGCCCGCCGGTGCCGCGCCCGGTGACGGCGGCGGAACGCTGGTCGAGACCGGCGGGACGGAAAAGGAAGTATCCGCACCGGTCGACTGGCCGTCGAACTGGCGCGCGATCATGGCCGGGGGCAACGACAAGGCCCTGCAGCGTCTGAACCGCTACGCCTCGCCCGCCAATGTATGGAAGGCGCTGGAGGCAACGGCGTCCAAGATATCGTCCGGCGAGCTCCTGCGCGCCCGGCCGGAAGTCGACCCCAACAATCCGGCCACGGAGGAGGCGCTGAACGAATGGCGGGCTCAGGCCGGGGTGCCGGAAAAGCCGGAAGGATACTTGGAGAAGGTGCCTGACGGCATCGTGTTCGGCGAAGAGGACAAGCCGATCCTCGAAGACTTCCTGAAAGCCTCGCACGAGGCCGACGCCACGCCGTCCGAGGTTCACCGGGCGCTGGCATGGTACAAGACCGTCGAGGAACGCCAGATCGAGGCGCTGGCGCAACGCGACGCCGAGGTGCGGGCGCGTGCCGAGGACGAATTGCGGGCCGAATGGGGGCCTGAATACCGGGCGAACATGAACAACATCATGTCGCTGGTGAAGACCTACGGCAACGACGACCTCGCGGCGACGCTATTCACCGCGCGCACGGCGGACGGCCACCATATCGGGACCGATCCGGCCATCCTGAAATTCCTCGGCGGGCTGGCCCGCCAGATCAACCCGCACGGCGCGATTCCGTCGGCGGACAGCGAACAGGGCAAGGCCATGAACGCGCGCAAGGACGAGATCAAAAAGCTCATGTCCGACACGAATTCCGACTATTACCGGGGGCCGCGCGACGGACAGGGCAACACGAAGCTCCAGAAGGAATACCAGGATATCCTCGACGCCGAGATGAGGCGCGCGGGTTAAAAGCAGACCATACTGTCGCCGAAGGTCTGGCAGTGGCGTATGGCGTCCCGGTCGAGAAGCTGTAGCCGGAGCTGCGTTCTCTGCATGCGGCAGTGCCGGTAGCCATCGGTGTCGGGATCGTAGCCGAGATTGATGCAATAGGCATCGTCGGCCGCGATCATTTCCCGCGCGGTCGGCTCATGGGCGCAACCGGCGAGGATCAGTGCGAGTAGCACGAGGAATGGTTTCATCGCCGAATCCGATAGTCCGGATCGGCGGGAGAGTCAAGAGCCCTGAGACGAACGCCGGGGCCGCCGTCGCGGGTATCGCCGGGGTCGAGAAAGATGACACCCGCCGATTGGAGCGCGGATTGAAGGGCCATCATGTTGCCGGTGCGCATGTTGGGAACGCCATCGACGGTTTCGGCCCGCTGAACGGTCGGATAGCTCAGCCCGGCCTGCTTCGCGAGGGTATCGGCGGACCATCCGAGCAGGGCGCGGGCGGCGCGTATCTGAACGCCTGTGATCATGGCGGGGGCCATCGTGGCGGAATCGGTCATCGTTGTCATCTGGTCAACGAACATGATCGAACATAATCGAACATGACGATATACCGCGCGACAACGTTCTGTAAAGAAAAGTAATTGACGTTAAATCTATCATCCTATAGGGTTCTGTCGTCAATCTCGGCAATGGTCGCCGAGTTGTATCAGCCCGACAAAGGATGTGACGATGAAGGTAACGGAAGCAAAGGTTAGGATGATCGGCATCGGTCCGATGAGCCAGTCGCGCAAGCATACGGTCGAGCCGCTTGAGGGCGAGGCCCATGACGCTTTCGACAAGCGGACGTGGAAGGAAAAGGCGCACTATGTCGATGTCGACGGGGTGCGTTACGTGTCCATTCCGGCGCACGGCCTGCAACAGTGTCTAACGGCTGGGGCGAAGCACACGGGCAAGAAGGTGCCCGGTCGCGGTTCCAAGCAATGGGGCGGGATCATCGAAAAGGGTGTCGCCGTGCCGTATGACGTGGTGACGAGCGTTCGCGAGAAAGACGTAAAGCCGTTCGATGGTTTCATGAATGCCGACGGACGGCGTGGTTCCGGCACGCGTGTCATGCGTCGTTTTCCGATGATGTACGACTGGTCGGCGGAAGCGACGTTCTGGGTGATCGATCCGACGATCACGGAAGCGATATTTCTCGAAATGCTGTCCGCGGCCGGGCTTTTCATCGGTCTGGGCCGGTTCCGCCCTGCGAACGGCGGCAGCAACGGACGGTTCACGCCGGAAATCCTGTCGTGGTCCGAAATGGGCAGCGAGGAGCTTGCGGCATGAGCGAGGGAGCATCGAAAATCAACGTGGATGTGGATGCGCTGGTCAAGATGGCCCGCGCTGTCTCGCCCGGCGATACGATCACTTATGCACAGATGGACGAGTGCCTTGGCCGTCCTGTCCAGCCGCGTCTGTATATCTGGCTGCAGGCGCGGGAACGGCTGGCGAAAGACGGCATTCTGTTCGATAACGTGCGGAATGAAGGTTATCGGCGGCTGAAGACGGCGGAAATTCCGGGTGTCGGAGATGGCGCCCGGAAGAAAATCCGCCGCGTTGCCCGAAAGGCGTCTCGTGACATGACGGAGGCGGTCAAGCGGGCGAACGACGTTCCGCACGACGTGCAGAAGGCGATCAGCGCGCAGATCAGCAGCCTGAAGCTGCATGAGCACCTGTCGTCGTCGGCCGTTCAGAAGAAGGTCGAGGAGACGGTGGAAAGCGATCCGCTGCCGTTGGCGAAGACCATGGAGAGCCTGAGGCAGCATCTGACGGGATAACGGCGCTCCGCTTCGCCACGCCTCGCTGCGCAGCGCAGCGCCTCGCCCCGCACCGCACCGCACCGCTCCGCGCCGCGCCGCGTCGCAACGCTCCGCCCCGCAACGCCCCGCAACGCCCCGCGCCGCGTCGCAACGCCCCGCAACGCGCCGCTCCGCCTCGATTCTTTAGGCACTTTGTCGGGTGCTATGCCGCCGCGCCGCGCATCGCATCGCCACGCGCCGCCCCGCATCGCAACGCTCCGCGCCGCCACGCGCCGCTTCGCCACGCTTCGCCGCTTTACGCAACGCAAGGTCATTGAATGAGACCCATCTACGAAAACGCCGTCATCCATCTCGATGTGACAAATGTCTGCCACCTGAGTTGCGCCAACTGCACACGTCATGTCGGGCATCACCGCAAGCCGTATTTCATGGACATGGAGACGGTGGAACGCGGCATTGTGTCGCTGCTCGACTTTCCCGGCCGCATCGGCGTCATGGGTGGCGAGCCGACGCTTCACCCGCAATTTCGGGATATCCTCGCGACGTTCCGCCGGATGGCGCCACGGGAAAAGCGCGAGTTCTGGACGGCCGGTTTCCGCTGGGACGATTACAAGGACGATATCCTCGACACGTTCGACCGCGACCTGATCCATTACAACGACCACACCCAGACGACGGGGCGGCATCAATCCTTGCTGATCGCCATCGAGGAAGCGATACCCGATCCGGAGCTGCGGAAAATCCTGATCGACAACTGCCCGTATCAGGCGCGCTGGTCCGCCTCCATCACGCCCAAGGGCGGTTTCTTCTGCGAAATCGCCGCGTCGCTCGACTGGCTCATGGACGGGCCCGGCGGCTATCCGATAGAGCCGGGCTGGTGGGACAGGACGCCCGACCGATTCCAGGATCAGGTCGAGCGGTACTGCAACAAGTGCTCCGGGGCGATACCGATGGCGTCGGAACCGGACGGCAGGGGAGGCAGGGACGGCCCTACGGTCGATACCGTGTCGCCCGGCAATCTCGAACGGCTGCGTGCCGCCGGTTCCCCGAAGGTCGCGCGCGGCGGCTTCCGCGTCAGGGGCGAGCCGTTTACCCTTGAGGAAATCGAGGCCGCGAAACCCGGATGGAAGCCGCGCCAGTTCCGCGACTTCGTGGCACACGCGCCGGAAGACGTGAAAAACCATTTGACCGCCGCTGAATAAGCGGTATCATTCTACCGTACCGCTGCGGACACCCCGAAAGGCCCCGCAAGTACACAAGCCACCAAGGCGAAGCCCTGTGTGGTGAAGCAACGGCCCCGCCGGCCGGCAACAAGCAACAAGCAATTCTTCGGCGGACACCCCCTAGCCCACCTCTACAGACACCCTGTCGCTGCGGTCCACGCAATCGTTCTGAGGAGAATTCAGAATGACCGTAGCCGCTGCTGTCACACAGTATCGGGACGAATTCATCGCATCCTTCGAGGATCGCATGAGCGTCCTTCGCAGCACCTGCGTGACCGAAGCCATCGTAAAGGGGCTTTCGGCGGTCTTCCTGGTTTCCGGGTCCAACAACGACACGGCCGACACCCGTGGCGTCGACGGTCTGATCCCGGCCAACCAGCCGACCAACACGCAGTCCACCGTTACGCTCCAGGAATTCCATCGTCTGGAGCGCATGACCGACTTCAACATCTTCGCATCGCAGGGCGACCAGCGCCGGGTGATGCAGATGAACTGCATGTCGGTCATCAACCGCAAGATGGACGACCAGATCATCGCACAGCTCGATACCGCGACCAACGACACGGGAGCGGCGGCTGTGGCGAGCCTCGACCTTCACATCAAGGCCCGCACGATCCTGGGCAACAACTACGTGGACCTGACGGACGAGAACAACCTGTTCGCGCTCGTCTCTCCCGCGTTCGACGGGTACATGATGCAGGTTACCGAGTACGCATCGGCCGATTACGTCGAGGTCAAGCCATTTTCCGGCCCTGCCCGCAGGTTCCGGCGCTGGGGCGGCTTCAACTGGATCGTCCATCCCCGTCTCACCGGCTCCATCGGCGCGAACTCGGCCAACAGCGGTGCGTCGGAGCAGTGCTACTACTACAACCGCAACGCTATGGGCCATGCGATGGATTCGGCCGGGCTCGACGTTCGGGCCGGATACGATGAAGAGCAGGCCTATAGCTGGGCACGCCATTCGGGGCACATGAATGCGCTTCTGTTGCAGAACAGCGGCGTGGTTCAGGTTCTCCACAATGGCTCCGCCTACGCGGCTTCGTAAGGAGGATGTGACATGGCATACACAGGCACGACCTCCACGGCGCCGAATGTACCCTATCTGGTTTCCCAGTCCATCAGCGGAAGCCAGCGCATCTGGCGCTACAAGTCCACGCACACCCAGGCGCTTGCCGCCGCCACGGGCTTTTTCACCGACGGCCAGTATGTTGGTCTTCAGGTCGGCGATGAAATGCTCGTACTCGGCAGCACGACCTATGTCGTGTCCCATCACACCGTTCAGGCGGTGTCGTCCACGGGCGCGACTCTTTCCGCCGGCCTGCTTGTCAGCTCGGCGTCGTAACGACCGGGGCCGCCCTTCGGGGCGGTCCCACCCCCCTCACAATCCAGGAGTATCCCATGCTCGGAACGAACAATCTCCGGCTCTCCAGTCACGCCTACAATACATGGCTCGCCACCGTGCCGACCGACACGAAGGAATCGGACCTTCTCTCGCCGTCCTACTGGAAGCATCACACCCGGACGCTGCGTCCGATGGACGTGATCCGCGTCCTGTCGGAGGATGGGACATGGGAATCGTGGCTGACGGTGATCAAGCCGGAGCCGCCCGCGATGGTCTACGTCTCCCTGCTGTTCCATGCCCGGCACGCCAGCGCGGAAGAGGCGACGGCCGACGATCTGACGGTCAAATGGCGCGGCGCGGTGCATCAGTTCTGCATCGTGCGCCGGCGCGCCGACGGCGAGGATGTCATCGCAAAGAACCTCTATCCGAAGTCGCAGGCCGAAATGGAGCTCCTGCGGCTCCGGTCGCGGGCGGCGTAAATGGCGCATACCCGTCTCAGCCTCTACAACATCGCGTTGCGCGCGGTCGGCGAACGCCGCCTTGCCGCCATCGCGACGACCGATATTCCGGAATCGCAGAGGTTGCTGGACGAGGTATGGAGTTCCGGGTCCGGGGCGGTCCGCGCCTGTCTGGAGCAGGGTTACTGGCATTTCGCCATGCGGGCGATTCAGCTCGATTCCGACTCGTCCGTGTCGGTGGCCTTCGGCTTTACCTATGCCTTCGCCAAGCCGGTCGATCTGGTAAAGCTGGACATGGTGTCCGGCGATCCGGCATTCGCGGTTCCGCTCCGCCGGTACGAACAGGAGCGGGACTATTTTTATACAGAGGTCGATCCGCTCTATCTCCGTTACGTGTCCGACGACACCGATTTCGGCAATGACCTGTCGCAATGGACGGAGGTATTCGCCCAGTATGTCGGCCACTGGATGGCCGTCCAGATCGCGCCGACGCTGACTAGCGATATCGACATGGAGCGGCTTGAGGGGCGGGCCATGCGTCTTCTGAAGGATGCCAAGTCCCATGACGCGCAGATCGGACCGACGCGGGAATTCCCGCTCGGGCGATGGGCGCAATCGCGGTTCGGCACCCGCAACTCGTGGCGGGACGGCGGGCCGCGCAACCGGCTGACAAGCTAGATGGCGCGCGGATCGTTCCCGCTCGTCGCCTTCAACCGGGGGCGCATCTCCCGGCTCGGGCTGGCGCGGACCGACCTCGAACGGACCCGGCTGTCGGCGGAAGTCCAGACCAACTGGGTACCGCGCACGCTGGGCTCCATGATGTTCCGGCCCGGGCTGGAATATATCGACAACAGCTATAACAACGCACAGGCGATCTACCTGCCGTTCGTGTTCAACAACGCCGACACGGCGCTGATCGAACTGACCGGCGGCAACATG